TGTGCCTCTCCAGCTTGCAAAATTACATTCTGAAACCTGACACTGGTCGGATTGATTTATCCAGACTCCGCTCCAGTTCAAGCCGGAAAAAGACACTCTTTGAACAATGCAAAAAGTAGATGAATTTTTAATTTCAATTCCAGCAACATAAGCTGTTGTGCCAGTTGTCGTAACATTTATTGACAAGTCTTGCACTTGGCATTTCGTGCCACCGTTGATTATAAATTGAGATACAGCGGCGTTTGTACAGGAAATTACCGTGCCAGGACCATCACCGTAAACAATAGTTTGGCTCGGAATTGTTAGCGCACTAGACGTTTTGTAAGTTCCGGCTGGAATATAAACAGATTTGCCAGCGCCAGCAGTCAATGCTAATTGAAGAGCAGCGGTGTCGTCTGTTGAACCATCTCCTGTCGCTCCGCGATCAAGAACATTGATCGGCGCTCCAGTAATCATTGAAAACGATGCTTTTGTTAACGACATACGTATTCCTTAAACCGTGATCGCAAAACTTAAATTTAAGATCATGTTGTTTTGCCAATTAAGACCGCCGCTATTTGTGAAGGTAAGAACGGTCCCCGAAGTAGTGCCAGAAGGTATTTGAAATTCGTATGAATACCCAGTTGCATTGCTTTCAAATGCAATACTTGATGTAAGCCTGTTTGCCGTAAAGGGTATTGCGCTCACAGTCATATTTCCGCTGGCAGTACCTATATTTGTGACACTAATTGCTGCTTGCAAAAAAACAATTCTACCAACTCTTGTATAAACTCCAGTCGCTGTGTAAGTAGTAATTGTGCCGCTAGTAGATGCGGCCACAGGAACCCAAACACCTTCCTCATACCAGTTTAGCAACTGACTTGTCATCCCAGACGCGGGAGTGTTAGCGGTAAAATTGTACCCAGTTGCCGCAGTTCCCTGCACGATCCCGTTTGAGGTTTGTGTGCGCCCCGCAGTTAAGTTTGCAACAGATACTTGTTTAGTTGTGCTGCTTTGAACAATAGGCAAAACTTCCGTACCAGCAAGCGGCGTCGTTGCCCCTGTTAGCGCGGATATTTTGCTATTAGACATACAGCACTTCAATGCTAACCGTGTATGGCGGCGCGGTTGAGAATGTCAGCGTTGCACCAGCAAACGTGTATGTGTTCTTTTGTTGGTAAACACCGTTAATGTACACCTGAGTTGTGTTTTCATTAAACGGTGCGTTGGCAAGAGTAAACACAGTTTGAGAACCAGTGCCGGTGAAATTCTCTACAAGACCAGCGCCAGAAATGCCGGTAATGTTGTCGGCACTCCATATCTGTACATCAACACTGGTTTTAAGTACGAATTTGTACGAAAGACCAACCGTCAACCAGATCTGCCCACCAGCAGAAACTCGACCAGCCGAATCCAAAATAATTGGGTTGGCATGGGCCGTTGCACCGCTGACAGTAGTATACGTGGCTTGCGGCGTGGTAGTACCGGCAGCGTATGTGTACAGCTTGCCGCCAGTCAACGGAGCGCCGTTGTTGTCAAAAAACTGCCAACCTGCACCACCAATCGGTGAAAGACTAACGGCCATTTTGTGTCCTACGCAGTAAGTGCAGCAACTTTATTAAGAATAGTAACTAATGTTCAGTTTAGCGCTGGCAGTCTGCTCAATAAACTGAATCTGCGATAGGTCACCGTCATACTGCAACGTAACGCCAGCGGCTAGTGGCATTCCAACTGTAGCTGTAGGAGCCACACCATCGTCACGCCAACGAACTGCCTGGGTCTCAGGCGTAATAATGGCAATTCGAGGAGTACCCACCAAACCAGTCAAATCTCTTGGCGGCACAGTCAGTTTAGTAGCAGAACTTAGACTTGTGATCTGCTGGTAGCCCATTACCGAAGTAATTGCTTTGAGATTGATAGCCATTAAAATCTCCTTCTTTCGGTAAATGACCGAAGTTTAATCAACAATTGTTCTGCGCCGGTCACAACAGACAGAAAAAAATCCCCGTTGAAAAACAAGCCGCCAAAAAATGAATTCATATCGGCCAAGTAATGTTAAATGGATTAGCTTGAGTAGTAATATCCCGAAGAGCCTGTCGATACGTGGCCCATTTTACTTTATCTACCGGGGCGTCGGCCACTTGCGTCCAGTCCGTATCTTTAAGCATCTGATTGCGTTGATTGCGGATCACGGCCCACTGCGTGTTGATCTGGCCCTGAAGCTCTTCAGCAGTCAACGGCTCAACATTGACCAGGCAACACATCCCGTCATATAAATGAGGAGCGGCAGGAACCAACTTCTCCGTTTTGCGATCATGTGGTTTCCACACAGAAATGACGTAGTACCCTTGCTCTGCAATCCAATCCAGTGAAGGACCACGATCGCCAAAAGAGGTGTTAGGAAACCACTTAGTGTGGTCCTTGATGACGAGGTTTTGATTAGCTATTTGCATGATTATTTAGTCGGAAAGGCTGACGTTGGGGTTGTGATGGTACGAGCAATGCCTTTTGTAATACGAATATCTTGTAAATAACCGTTTAAAGCACTAGTTCCAATTCGATCTGCACCAACATACAAAGTATTAGTTTGAGTAAACGCATCCGTCACCGCGCCGCCGCTGGTTGCATCTACTGTGCCGTTAAGATAAATTTTTAGGTTTCCAGTTGCGCTTCCAGACCGCACTACAGCAAAATAATACCAAGTTGTTGCAGCCAGGGAGGTAGCTCCAGTCAAATTAGACGCGGTATAGCTAAACTGAAGTTTGTTGCCAGAAGTGACGTTAACAGACCATCCGGTTGACGCCGTGCCTTTACTAATTATTCCGTAAGCAACTCCAGTTGCCGACAAATAAACCCAACCTTCAATTGTAAAATCTCCGGTTCCTAACTGTTGTTGAGGATTGTCTATAGCAGTTAACCAATCTCCAGTTCCATCATATTTCATACTAGTAGGAGACCACTTGTACTGAGTGGTTGATGACTGAGCATCTCCTACCGTAATTAAATTGTTCTGGACCGCAGCGTCGTAGATTCCTGCGTTGGTGTAGTTGGTCAGCAATGAAGTTGCAGATGATGCAAAACTTGTATTGACGTTGGTTGTGCTTGAATAGCTTGCCGCGCTTGTAGAACCATCAGTTGTTATTGGCGCTAACGTGGGTGGGGAAAATGCTCCTGTGTAAACCGCTGTGCCTTTTACAACTCTAACATTTGAAGAATATCCATTTAACGGCAAAGTAGCAGTTCTGCTGGCAGAAATATACATCAAATCGGTTTGATTAAAATTGTCAGACACCACCCCGCTAAGAACTTCTTGGACTCCGTTGATATAAATTCTTATGTTTAGAGCAGAAATTCTAACAACAGCAATATGATACCAAACTCCTTGCGTAAGAGTTGTGGTGGATCCAGTTAAATTAGATGTTGTATAGCTAAACTGAATTCTTGCTCCTGTTGTTGTATTTAAAGACCAGCCAGTTGTTGCGGTCCCCTTGCTAATTAAATTATATGCAGTTGAAGTGGCTCCAGAAAAGTAGAACCAGCCTTCAATTGTAAACTCGCCACTGCCAAGTTGCAGTGCTGTATTGTCAGCAATACTTAAATAATCCGTACTACCGTTAAAATACCCACTACCTCCATACGCTGCAGTAGTGTACGAAGAAGTAGGAGAAAGCGGTTGAAAAGCCTGGACAGTTGGATTACTGTTTACTGTTAACGTAACAGGAGAAGGACTTCCGTCAATAAACCTATTGCTTCGGCAAGTCAACAAACTAACCGTACCCGTAATAGAACTGGCTACGTTTGCCCCTGTCCATCCAACGGTAGTAGAAGTAACAGGGCTTGTTGGTGGAGTAAAATTTCCGGTTGAATTTAACGCTTGGCCTTTAATAACCCTAAGTCCAGATAACCATCCAGTAAATCCATTTCCTCCTCCACTTCTTGCACCAATACCTACTGTAGTTGTTGTAACATTAGGATTGGATTGGGAACCAGTAGTTACATCAATGCCGTTTATGTATACTTTCCAAGTCCCACTAGCTCTTGTAAAGGCAAGATGCGTCCACGCATTTAATGGCATTGGCGTAGTTGTATAAACCGGCCAATTTAATCCATGAGTGCAATAAGGGGAACTAGGGTTAAATCCAAAGCATATGTCAGTTCCAGAACCCAAATTTCCACCGCAAACAATGGAAAACGACCCCGGCAAAGAATTTAAATACACCCAATACTCAACAGTAAAGTCAGCCGTTCCAAACGTAAAAGCACCGTTTGATGCGTTTGAAAGATAGCTAGTGCCATTGAAATAATTACTCCAATACCCGTTAGGCCAGTACGGAGTCACAGAACCTTGTGTTGGAGTGCCGTTTCTAGTAATAGAAAAAGTATTAGAACTAGAATCTAAGAACGTATTGTTCTGCTGCCCGTTAGTACTGGTTGTTTCCAATAGCAGCGGGACATTTGAAAAATAAGAAGGCGGACCAGCGACACGGCCTGATTTAGATGCAGCAAACATTAGTAGTTCTGCCCAATAGTTGTGCCGTACCAGTTAGTACCGTCAGAGAAGAACGAATAAATGTCTTTCTTGCTCGCAGTCGTGGTAATCGTTGGTGCAGAACCAGAAGGCCAGACAACCGTTGACCAAGTGACCGTCCGGCTTCCTGTGGCGTCTTGCGCCAGAATAATGATAAATGATTTTCCAGCCGCCGCAGTTGGCATCGTAATCGTGGCGTTACCCGTCAACGTCAAAATCTGAACAGTACCGTTTGTCAGGCTAACAGTAATTGCGGTGCCTGTGTTAGCCGGATACGCCGTCTCAGTATAGTTTGTGACCGTTGGATTTGTTAGAGTTGGCGTTGTTGAGAACACCAAGTTGGTACTGGTTGTGCCAGTAGCACCAGACGCTGAGTAACCCGTGATGTTGTTAAATGCCGTGATACCGGCAGCGCTTGCATTGGTTCCACCGTTTGCAACGGGAAGAATCCCGGTAACGCCGGTCGTTAAAGGCAACCCAGTTGCGTTGGTTAATGTTCCGCTTGTTGGTGTTCCAAGCGCCCCGCCATTGACCACAAAAGCGCCAGCAGAGCCAGTATTAACCCCAAGTGCAGTAACAACCCCAGTCCCAGTTGTAGTCGTTGCAGGGGCCGCGCCAGCACCACCGCCAACAACCAAAGCATTAGCCGCAAGCGCCGCGCTTGTGGCCCATGTGGTTGCGCTATTGAAATACGGAATCCCACCACTTGTTCCAGCAATTGTAAACGCTGGAGTTGTGGTTGAGGTAGCAACGGAAACAATCCCGCCCGTCCAACCAACACTTGTTACCGTTCCAGATCCAGTAGCGTAATTTGGAATATTAAGCGTATTGGATACAAACGTAGCCGCACCTGACGTTCCGGTGGTAGTCAGCGTAATCGGCGCTTGGTAGTCCGTTCCTGCCGTAGCAGCAGAAAATGCGCTTGTTCCATTACCTTTAAGAACACCAGTAAGAGTCGTTGCCCCAGAGCCACCGTTGGCAACAGGTAAAGCAGTACCAGAATAAGAAATAGCCAACGTCCCAGACGTTGTAACAGGCGAGCCAGTAACCGTAAATATTGATGGGGCAGATAACGCTACGCTAGTGACTGTTCCAGATCCACCGCTAACCGTAGCCCAAGAAGTGTTCGTACCGTCAGTGGTTAGGTATTTACCAGAGTTGGTGGCCTGAGTCGGCAGCAACGCATTGATCGCTGCCGTAGATGTTGTTTGACCAGTCCCACCATTGGCAATATCAATCGTGCCAGATAGCGTATGTGCTGCATTCCACGCAGTTGCGCCACTGGCACTAAACGAACCGTCTGCTGGCGTTGAATGGTTGACAGTTAAAGTCATGCTAAGAACCTCAATCTATATAAAGCGCGGAGGTAAATTTCAATAATGTTATCAATTAACTGCTGCAATGCCATGTCGGTTTTGTCAACAATTTCGTACCGGCAACCTTCAATTTCTTTCAACTGCTCTTCCAAGAATTCAACAATATTAGTCGTTTTCTTGGCGGTCATTAGCGTAATCGGCCCAATCAATCCGTGCCGCCCCTGGTACGCTTCGGCAAAGTCATCTGCCGCTTCAACAATCAATTCGTAAAAATGCCCAAGCGCCTTGTGTTTGCTGTAGCTGCGCGTGTTCAGATGTACGCTATGGGCTACATCCCGCGCCAAGAACAAAAGCCCGACAAAATCCGCGCATTTCATTGCATCATTCCTTCAGATGGCATTTCCATCGGCATGGATTCCTCACGCATCTCTGGCATCATCAAATTCTGCGACTCCATAGCCGCAGCAACGACACCCATCGCAATGTCTTGGATTTGTTCTTCGGACATACCAGCCTGAACAGCGGTAATGCGCTTAGTCTCAGCGTCAAACGCCTTGATCTTAGCCTCAAAGTCCTTGCGCTCCATGTCCTGCGCTTCCATCGACTTGCCGACATTTTGAAGCATATTATGCAACTGATCCAACTCTGCCGCCATTGCTTGCATTTGCTGATTAGCCGCTTGCAGAGCTGGATTGTCGTCAGCCTCTTGCATGAGCTTGGGGTCAATCGTCTTGGCAAACCGCTTTGCCATTTCCTGCGCCCCAGGCCAGTCCATGTTCTTAACGAACAAGTCACCAGCCACAGCCCACAGTTGTGGATTACCCTGCAACAGTTGAGCCATCGCCTCAAGAGCCTCTTGGCGCTTGGTAGCGTAACCCGGACCAGTTGCAACCACTACGTCGTACTTGCCAACAGCCGGATTGTAGATCTTGTCGATCACAATCCCTTCCTGGTTCTGAATCTTACGCACCGGCTCGGCTTGAGTCGGGTCAATCTTGACCATCTTCGTCTCGCCATCAATCCCAATGATTCTGGCGATGCGCTGCGTGTCGTAAATCTTGGGGATTAGTTCAACACATTGGCGACCAATGTGCCGTACACCACGCGCCAAGTTGTCTTGGTAGTGGTAAGTACCTACATCACCCTCACGCTGGCGAGCAAGAATTGCTCTACCAGAGCGCTCGTTGGATTGCTGCCCAAGGGATGCGTTGTACTGCCCAGTAGCAGACTTAATGTCCTCCGAGGCCCCCATTTTGGCCTGAATCAGACCAGTTTGGGCCATTGGCGGCAGCGCACGTTGGGGTAACGGCAAAACTGCGCCCTGACCGTCCGTTACGTCTGGATTGACCTCTAAATAAGGCCAATTATTCGTATTTGCGGTTTTCCATTGGGTCTCATAACCCTCAAACTGACCGCCATAACCGATAAATGGTGCTTTTGGGGCCAGCGCCAGCATCTCTGCCTCTTGGCTGGTCCAATAGTTGTACATCCGTTGGGCATCTTTGGCGTTACGCACCAGCCCGCTGATGTAAATCCGGCCCTCAACCTCAAATTCGTTGCCGATAATCCGCACAACAGGGATATAACTACCGGCCCATTCTTGTTCTTCAAGGATTTCGTAGCCGTTAATCTTGCACCACTTGATCTTCTTGATCTCTGCTTGGCGTGATTTCTTCGGTGCGCCGTAAACCGCCTTTAACTGCTTGTCTTCGGGCGTACCTTCAAACGCAGTCACGTTGCCGGGGTACAAATTTAACTTTTTTCGGTCGTATTCAATATAAAAATACTCAGCAATACGAATCGTGTCGGTGTTAAGCCATTGGCTCAAGTTCTGATCCCCGACACCCAGCGTCTCAAGCGTAGAGAGCGGGGACGCATTCGGGAAAAGCCGGTGGTATTCCTCTTGGGACAGATCTTCGGTGATAAAACACCACTTGGCGTCTGAGCCGCACGGGTCTTGAATCAGCGGGTCCATGTAGACCGAGAAACTATTGCGTACCCGCGCGATCTTGATGTCTTGATCAAACGTATTATCGTCGCAATACTCGGTCAGAATCCGGATGTAGCCCTCGCCATAGGCTACTTGGTTCTCACAAGCCGTATCGTAGGCCACATCGGCATCTGAGATGTACTCAATATGCCGGATCATGCCGTTGTAAATCTCGGCAACCTCTACGTCAGCGTCATCATTGACCGGAATGACCTTAACACTAGGCCGGTTCTGGCGCTGATCGTTGGTAATCTGGTGAACGTGCTGCGGTAGCTTGTTAATCGTC